CAATATTCGGCCAAATTGATTGAAGCGTCGCGCGATTATGCTATTGGCTTTGTGCTCGATCAAGATGTCGAGAGGCGCTTATTGCTTCATAAACTTGAAGCCGTTTTTTGCCTAAACTTTGCCAAAGAAGACGGTATGTCTTTGGTTTTGCGTGAACTGCCGCATGTCAGTATTGAGAAGCAAGCTGTTATAGGCCGCGTGCGCCTGACGCGCTGCGACACCGCAACCGTGCATGAGTTTGTCGAGCGTGGCCGTCTCGTGCCGGTAACTCTTGCACAATCCGCTCAACCCACATTATCCTAGCCGCGTCTGGTGACAGACGTTTCCTCCCTGACTGCCCCGCCCTCGCAAGATCGGCGGGGCTTCTTTTTACCAACAACCGAGCGCGCGCCCGTGTTCGTTGTGCCCCAGGATTGCGGTCACTTCATCGTCGGTTAGCGCTGTTACCGTCTCCTCCGTGACGTAGATCGGCTTGAATCCGGCGCACTTACTCAGCGATGGTCCAATGTTGGCGCAACCGCTGGCGGCGCTCAGCAGCAGACATGCGGGCAAGATCGTTGTCAGACGTAACGCGCGAGGTGAAGGCATTTATCGTCTCCTGAAGCTGTGCGGCCTGTGCCGATGATTTCCCCGCTCTGAAGGTGCGCCAGAGGATTAGGCCAACGCTGGCGGCGACTAGAGCGGCTAGGGCTGCGTACTGGCCGATTCGGCTGCCCGTGAGCCATGCGAGTGCGGCGATCATTGGGCACGCTTGCCGCGCAACGAGTGCCACAGGATATAAGCCGTCGCACCCGCACCGATAATGCCTACAGCGACGATCAGCCACGAAACGCCGGTTGCCTCAATGGCCGTCCGCAGTTCGGGGCTGCTGGCGACGGTGGCTAGGCCGATGCCTGGGGCAGCAAGCGTGGACGCGGCAGCAGTCGCGGCGGATTTCACGGGAGGCTTGCGGGTAATCTCGACAGACCCGGCGCGGACAACGCCAGCCCGGCGCAAGCCTTCATCAACCACGTCATCCGGGTACGTGTAACCGGCGCACTCGACCTTGATCTTTGCGACGATCAGCGAGCGGGCCGTGTCGTAATCCTTGACGTTGATCGTTTCATCATCATCAACGCCGAGCATACGGCAGACCGTGCGGATATACGCTTCGGTATCGTTTTCGTTACCGGGAGCCCAGCGGCTCACAATTTCCCGCACAGTGCCGAGATTATATTTCCGCTGGTAGGTTTGCAGCAGGACAGACATGGCGCGGATGCCGTTGACGGGCGTATCAAACCGGCAGAAGCGCGGCTCAATCGCTGGATCGTGCGGCAGTTGACCCACCCAGTCATTCGCCGGGTTATAGTCGATGTTTCCGGGGTTTCGATTCCTGACGCCGCGCGGGGTAGATTTTGCCATAGATCACCTGTAGTATGCCGGTTGAAAACGGGGGCATTTTACAGTATGGCGCGCAAGCGAGATAGCGAAATTGCACAGAAGCCGGAAGCTGTTCCGCCAGATGAGCGATACGCGATCCCGCTTGCAGACGTTGAAGCGCCGGAATACCCGCAGGGCGCAGCATCCGTTGAACAGGTCCGGGATTATGTCCTGAAGAGCGCGGCGGTTGTGGTCAAGGCAGCGCGGCTTGAGGGGCAGTATCCGGCAGCGCTCGCTGGCTTGAAGCTGATAGCGGAAGTTCGGGGCGTGCCGATGGGGCACAAAGACGTGCAAGAACACGAATTGGTCAGCAAGGCGGCAGCGAGCGAAGATAAAGATGCTATCATTGACCGAATTACAGAGAAAATTCGCGAGTTCAGCGGCGGGGATGACCTCGGAACAAGTCGCGGAAATCGGAGAACTGATAAGCCTCTACTTGAGCATTGAGGAACGCGAGCGCTGCGAGAATGATTTTGGGTTCTTCGCCCGCAAGATTTGGCCGATTATCGAGCCTGGAACGCCTTACCGCCATAATTGGCATATCGATGCGGTGTGCGATCATCTGTCAGCCGTCCGACGCGGCGAAATTACCCGGTTGCTGTTTAATTTCCCCCCTCGTTGTGGAAAATCCTCGTTTGTAACGATTGGCTACCCGGCTTGGGTGTGGCTCACGGACCCGTCGCACCGCTTCCTGTGTGGCTCGCATGATGAAAAGCTGGCGGTACGCGATAATCTGGCGCATCGGCGCATTATCCAAAGCCCCTGGTTTCAATCGCACTGGGGGGACCGGCTCAAGCTGACCAGCGACCAGAACGAGAAGTTCAAATTCGACAATAGCGCGATGGGCTATCGGTTCGCTTTCGGCACGTTGTCGGGCGTTACCGGCTGGGGTGCGGACACCATGATTATGGATGACCCGCACCCGGCAGAAGGCGCGCAATCCGAATTAAAGCGCGTCCGCGTGATTGATAAATTCGGGAATGAATTACGCTCCCGTCTGAATGACCAAGAAAAATCGGCAATCATCATCGTCATGCAGCGCTTGCACGAGAAAGACCTGTCGGGGCACGTCTTAGAGCGCGGCGGATATACGCACGTCATGTTGCCTATGGAATTTGAGCCGGATCGAAAGTGCAAAACATACATCAACGGCAAGCTGTTCTTTGAAGACCCGCGCACCGAGCTAGGGGAATTGCTGTGGAAATCGCGGTTTTCCGGCGACAGCTACGAGCAATTCAAGCGCGACCTGGGCGAATACGGCGTTGCAGGCCAGCTACAGCAGCGCCCGGCCCCGCCTGAAGGCGGCATTATCAAGCGCGCATGGTGGAAATTATGGCCCGCGCGCATATTCGACCGCGATAAACCGTGGAATGAGTGGGAATTAAACCCGTTTCCACATTTTGAATTTGTGGTACAGTCCTGGGACACGGCCTATACTGCGGAAAAGATGAACGATCCTACAGCCATGTCAGTTTGGGGTATATTCACAGCGCCAGACGGCAAACCGGCTGCGATGCTCGCGGATTGCTGGGCCGAGCACATTGAAGCGCAGGATTTGTTCGAAGAAGTCCGCAACGAGTACAAGAAACTGTACGGCAGCCCCTCAGCGTTCGCAGGTAGGCCCAAGATTTACGGCGCACCCTCTAAATTAGGCGGCAGGCAGGCCGATTTGATCATTGTCGAGAATAAAGGCAGCGGAATCGAGATTAATCAGCGCCTCGCCCGAATGGGTGCGCCAGCGCGTCCGCACAATCCTGGGGCTTTCGACAAGCTGGCGCGGCTGCAATTGGTCTCCTCGCTCATCGCTAATGGGCGCGTGTACGTGCCGGAAAGCGAAAAGCGTGCTGGTGAAGCGAAAAGCTGGGCCTTGCCATTGATGGTCCAGGCCGAAACCGCGCCGAACAGCGACCGCGACGATTTAATGGACACGATGACCCAGGCGTTACGCGAATTGCAGGCGATGGGCTTCGTTAATGCCGATAGCGCTGCAACGCGCTTCAAGGAAGATGATGATTACGCCGATCAGGCGCGCGGCCCCGTTGTAAACCCGTATATGTGAGCGTGGAAATGTCAGAGCCGATTGACGACATGGAAGAAATGCAAATGGACGTGCCCGACGAAAGCGGCATGGTCCAAGGTGATGACGGCTCACTAACGATCCAGCTAGAAGACGCGCCGAAGCCCCAGGATGACGGCGATTTCGCCGCTAATTTGGTCGGCACGCTTGACCAGGGCGACGTTATGAACGCCGCGCTTGATTTGATTGAGCTTGTGGAGGACGACAAGAACGCGCGCGAACCTCGGGACAAGCAATACGAAGAGGGCTTGAAACGCACTGGTTTGGGCAAAGATGCGCCTGGCGGGGCGGATATTCCAGGCGCGTCTATGGCGGTTCATCCCGTTATGTTAAAAGCCGCGATTGACTTCGCCGCCGGGGCAATGCGCGAGATTTTCCCGCCGGATGGCCCGTGCAAACAAAAGATCATCCCCGAGGCAACGCGCGAGCGGCAGGAAAAGGCCGAGCGCATTGAGAAATACGTCAACTGGCAGACTACCGTAGGGTGCCCTGAGTTCCGCGATGAGCTTGAGCGGATGCTATCTCAGGTTCCGCTTGGTGGGAGCCAGTATTTCAAAGGCTGGTGGGATTCCGGCTTGCGCCGCCCGGTGTTCGGATTCATCCCGATTGATGACATTTATCTGCCGCGCACGGCCAACAGCTTTTTCGGCTCGCATCGCGTCACGCATCGGCAGGTGATTACGCAGGCGACGTTTGATAAGCGCGTTCAGTCGGGCATGTACGCTGAGGGGCTGTATTCCCAAGCAGCGCAGCAGATCGAACAGAGCAAGGCCAAGGTCGCGAACGACAAGATCGAGGGAGTTACGGAAACCGGCAGCGATATTGAGCCGGAACGTGAGATTTACGAGGTTTATTGCCGTTGGTCATTTGAAGGCGACGCGCTCACGGGCGGGGCAGAAGCCCCGTACATCGTCACAATTGACGTAACGTCGCAAACGGTCCTTTCGATCTACCGGAATTGGGACGCGGACGAGCGGGCGCGGAAATACGGCGACGACAAAGATGCGCCGTTTGAAACGATCCACCGCATCATCGAGTTTCCGTTCATCCCGTGGCGCGGCGCTTATGCCGCTGGCCTGCCGCAGATGATTGGCAGCTTGTCGGGGGCGCTTACGGGTATTATCCGCGCGCTTCTCGATAGCGGGCATATCAACAACATGCCCACGCTGATGACGTTCAAAGACGTTAACCTTGTTGGGCAGACGCAGAGCCTCGGGATTACTCAGGTCAACCAATTCCAGGCCCCGGCAGCGCTTACGGCAGGTGGGCCGCTGTCGATTGGCAACCTGATTGCGCCGATTCCGTTTAACCCGCCTTCGCCAGTCTTGCTGGAATTGCTGGGACGGTTGGAACAGGAAGCGGGCGGGCTGATTTCCGCCTCTGACGACAAGATTGCCGATTCCCCTGCGAATGCGCCGGTGGGCACGGTGCAGGCGATCATTGAACAGGGCGCGCGGGTTAAATCAGCCATTCACGCCCGATTGCACCATTCCATGCAACGCGTGCTTGATCTGCTGTTCCGGCTAAACCGCAATCACCTGTCAGACCGTGAGACGGTCGCAGAGCTTGGCGATTTGATCGTGTCCCGCCAGGACTTTGAAGGGCCTATGGACGTTGTGCCCGTGTCCGATCCGAATATCTTTTCGGAAACGCAACGGATGGCGCAAAACCAAAGCGTTATGGCGCTTTCGACACAAGCCCCGGACCTGTACGTGCAGCGC